CCGACGTAGACCTTACCATAGAATTCAGGACGTACCATCTTCTTGGCATAACGAGTCATCACACCCTTTCTTGGAGTGAAGTTAGATGGATCGTATACCAATGGTGTCATGATAAGCGGAATGTATGGAGCATAAACAGCACCAGTTTCGAGGAACTGTGATCCTCTGTAACCCATTAAGATTGTATTTTCAGTCATATATGGGTTCTTGTAAACTTGGAATCTGCTGTTGATAGCACCTACTTTCTGCACGCCCATTGCAAATTGCATCTTATCACCGTCGGTATCAGCAGCATATCCAGGAATAGATTCGAGGATAGTTGCGACAGATGGAGAACAAACTAAGAAGTTCGCGCCACCTCTCAACGTCAATTGGTGAATCTTGTTGCTTACCTTTTGGATCTTAGTTCCCAAAGTTTGGAACCAAGTACCTTGGTTGTAAGCTTGAGCAGTTGCATTACCTTGAGTAAAGGTGTTGGTAGTAGTATCAAACTCATATCCAACTTTTGCAGACCAACGCTCAGTTGTTTGAGCATTCTGAATCAACATGTCTAAAATTTCCAAGTCAATTTCTTGAGAAACGTACTCAGACAACATGCTGGTCAACTCAGCCTCTGCGTCAATGCTGTGGTAAGCGTTTAAGTCTTGAGCAAACTCAGGAGACCAAACAGCTTTCAACTTACGAGTCTTGGCAACAATTGCCTCACTTCTCATTTCCAAATTGATTTCTGGAATATCGAGGATCGTTGAATCAGTTAAGTTACCGCCAGTTGTATCTTCAAAATCGCCTCTAGAATTGTCTGCAGGCTGCTTGTGATATGCAACTTCGCATGATGCAACATCAATGGTCGGTGCAGCGTCTGTCTGTGCTAAGAAGTAGATGTACGTTGAATCTTGACGAGTAAATTCAGGAACGATATTAGTAATACCAGAACCTGACAAGTTAAATGCTCTAATACCATTAGTATCTAGATCAGTTAAATCTGACTTGGTAACCTGAACAACTTGGTATACTCTAGAATTAGCAGCTGCACTAGCAGAAAACTCTGCATTAAAGTTAGTGAACTTGTCTAATTGCAATCCAGTTAATTTAGCCTCGCCGGCGGTAAACGTTGAGGTAAATGGATCATATGATCCGGTACCAACCGCAGTTAAGTCAGCATTAGCATCATTAATTGTATATCCAAATCGACCTGCACCATATAAACCTTCGCTAGGAGCAGCTCCTCCAGTAGCAGATGTACCTAAGTTACCTGCATCGGTAATACCAAATACAGAATCGGCTTGAGATGTTCTACCTTGGCTAGTTAAGAAGTCATTACCAGTTGAAGTACCGAAACCGTTAGTTCCTTGAGCAGTACCATACTTGAAGTCCAAGTAGAATACGAGTCCGGACGGAAGGTTCATAGGTTGAACTGATACGAAATCTTTTGCAGCAATTTCAGCAAAAATTCTACGTACTAATGGAAGAGCAACACCCGCCCATTGTTCATCGCTAGCACCAGTACCAGTATTGTTAACTTCTGATACGAGTTGCTTGGCCTGGTTTTCTAAAAGGACGGCCATTCCTTTTCTGTCTACCTCAGAAGCAATACCTTCCAAAAGACCGGTCTTTTCCCACTTCTTTTCTAATTGAAGTGAAGCCGCATTTTGGTTAGCCATTGCATCGGTAGGTAATAATGAGCTTACGTTCATTTTAATAATCTCCGTGATTAAATGTTAGCTAATTTTTTCCAGCGAGCAGCTAAATCATTACCTTCATTGATCACCTGCTTAGATGGTCTTGTAGAAGGCGTTGGCTTAGATGCATAGCTTTCTTTAATTTGTCTTTTAGCTTTAGTCGTAGTAAACGATTCAGCTAATGTGCTGTAAACTAACTTTACTTCACGCAACGTACGTGCGCGATCGAAATTTTCAATAACTTTAACCTTTTGGTTTTCGTTCAATGAATAATTTCTAAACAACTTGTTAGAGAACAACAACTTTGCATTAAGAAGATTTACTTCGTTAATTTTAGACTTTAAGAATTTGATGACTTGATAAGCTTCTTCCAATTCTTCGGCCTTATCTTCAGCTTCCGCTACTGGCTCCTCTTCCTCTCCGTCCTCTTCACGCAATGCTTTGATAATTTCGTCGATTGAAACTTCTTCGTCATCACCTTCGGATACAGTCTCTTCTTCTTCACCTTCGCCTTCAGAAACAGTCTCTTCTTCTTCACCCTCGCCTTCGGCAACAGGTTCTTCGTCAGCTTCCATTTCTCCTTCAAGCTCTCTGATGATTTCTTCTAAGTCCATATCATCTTCTTCCTCGAGGTCCATATCTTCCTCTTCTTCCATTTTGTCCTCATACTCGCCTTCATCCATAGGCATATCCTCTTCTTCCTCAACCGGAGTTTCGGGAGCAGGTTCAGCGACTGGCTCTGCAGCTGGCTCAGCAACTACATCGTCGTCTTCTTCTTCTAACTCTTCTTCTTCGGCTAATTTAGCAGATAACATGCTTTGGAGTCTGGGAGTGAAGGCCTCTTCTAATGCAATCTTTGCATTTGCCATTGCAGTTTCACGCACAGCTTTTGCGTCAGCAATGGCCTCCTTTAAAAGGTCATTCATTTTTGTCTCCTAATATTTGATTGGGGAACTGAGATTATTCTGAATCTCAATATTAAAGTAATTAATATTTCAGGGACTACGTACTTGTCAC